TTCTGGCGCTACTGCCGCTAGTGCCGCCGCCTCAGAAGCTGGCACCGCCGCCGCCACCGCCGCCGCAGTAACGGTGGTATCAGCGTATAACTTAGTAACCGCATGAGTGTTATCGGTAGGCTCTCCAACGGGAACCGGAGCAGAAAACCCCTGACCAACCGATAAAGGTGCAGGCAGCTTGTCAAAGCCTGAGACTACATAGCCATAACGGACATTGATATCGGACGCTCTTGCAAGCTCACCCGCAAGCAAGTCTGTTGCGTCTGGAACAAAATTATTGCTCACCGAATAAGCCTCCTTGGTGAATAGTGGAGCGTTACGCCATGCAACGTATGCACTGCGTTTTCCGTACCATCTGTGGCGATGTACACGCCCATATTTGAGCCGGCCACGGAAACCCTGACCTTGGCATCATTCGAGTAAGCAGAACCCCAAGAAAACTCGTTCCAGTCCGAAACATCCCAGAGCGAGCCGGGGGCGGTATACAAATACTGGGATAGCCCCCTGGAGGACTCGCCAAGACCGTATTCAGTCGTTGCCCTAACTCCGATCTGGATCGGAGATCCCTCAACACGAATGTCCGGCTGGATAAGTCGATAGCGCTTACGGACAGTCGGCCCTTTGTAGGCCGTAAAGTTGGTCAGCACGAAGGCGTAAATGTTGGTCGTGCCGAACCTAAACCCGGTGTCCATCTTGTACACCTTCCCATCTTCAGCTCCGAAGAAACTGATCTCTGTTTCAGTCTCGTCAATTGCTGATGCGGCGCACTTAACCCGATCCGGGAATCTGGTTTTCGTCACACCGATCAGATCAGGGCCGTTGAAAGAAAAGTAAAGTCCGTCTTTGCCGTTAAACAGTCGGTACTGACCGTTAGCTCTGTTAATGACAGACACGCTATTGCTGGAAAATTCTTTAATCAGGGTTTTTACCTTCCCTGACAGCGAGGCATATGCGAAGTTGCCGTACTGCTGTGCAGCCGCCAAGCTCATCAAGCCCTGCCGATCTAAGCCAATAACCTGGCCGGCAATCGACTCCATTGTTCCCGGATATGTACCGGCCTTGTTTAGCTCATCAAGCTGCCAATCAGCCGCAGAGGATCCATACAGCGTCTTGGTGGAATCTTCACAGCCAACAATGAGGGCGCTAGCGTGTTCCTTTAAGTTGGTGATGGTGTCGCCTACGGCAATTTCTGCCGCGCCGCCGGCTACCGTATAGCCGTTAGGGTTGCCGATCTCAGATATATGCAGAGATGACTGGATGCCCAGCACAAGGTGCTTCTTGTAGCCCACCACCAAAGACGGGTTATCAGTAGTCGCCCCAGTCGATATGAGATTGAATACAGCGCCATCGTATTCGGTCGCCTGGTCGACGCCATTGACGATGTACATCCTCTGCTCATCGTCCTGCCCTTGGAAGTTATAGTTGGCAAACCTAAACCTGCCATTCAAAGACCACGTTTTTGCACTGTTGACTTCGACCCAGCCAGTTGTGGTGGCTTTGTACATCCGGGCGTTAGTGCCATCCTCACGGATCGCATAGACATCGCCTTGATAAATGTGGATGCCCTTAACTGGCCCGGTGCCTGGCACTGCCTGCGTAGCAGTAGTCTGACCATCGAACAGCGCATAGCCGAAAATGCGGCGATAGCCACCGTTAGGCAGGCACTCGTAGTTAGCAACGTCTACAAGCTCCCCTGGAGCCAGTGACAGCGGCGGAGCCTCTTGGTTAAGCCCACCTACTGCTGGGAAATACTCTAGCTCTAAGCTCACGCAAGAGCCTCTGGAGCGACTATGCGAGCGAGCTGATCTCGCTCCAAGTCTGCAAGCATCTCCTCAAAATACAGAAACGCCCGCTTCTCCAGCTCTGGCGCTTCGTCAAACTGAGCGTATGACCGCAATGCCTCATAAACGATCAACATATGGTATCGATCAGGTAAGGCCGGGGCGTCAGTCGTGGCAACCATCTTCGATGGCGTGGCGAATGACTCGTATGTGACCGTTTTGTTCTCAGTAGGCTTGGCGTTAAAAACTAATACGCCATCAGGCCGGATCGACCAAACAGACGGGTCGCCCTCCTGGATCTCGCGATACGCATCGGCAAAATCGTTGTAGTCCTCAGACTGCAAATACGACTGGCCCAGGGAAACGCGCTTAATCGTCTCTACTGTCGAGGGCAGCGTAATGGTGTAGGTGCCGGCGGTTAGCGTCGCTGTGCCAGTTCCCCACGCCCAATTCCAATCTGCCCTCATGGATTGGATCTTTAGCCAGGCGTCATTAATCCAATTGACTAACCGACCCATATCACCAGTTTGGCCGGTGACTGTGGCAGGGCCGTCATCGGCAATGCCCGTCTCCTGCACCAATCTCTGGCAAAGATCCAAAAAGTTCATACTAGCCCTCTACGCGAAATGGATAAGTTGGAATCATCTTCGTGACCCCATCCTTGCCGTTCCATACAGCCTGCTTTGCGTCTTGCAGAACATTGACCACCTCCGGCGGAACCTTCACTGGCTCACCTCTCCGGATCCAATAAGACTTGCCATTTACCCCGACAAAGACTGGTTGCTGGTCGTTTTCATCTTCAGCGATGACCACCGTTTTCCAGCCCTTCTTTCTGTCAGGCGATTCCTCTGCGCGAGGCTCGGATCCCTCTGCCGGTTCGATGTTGACTGCGGCTCGGATGCGCTCCCTCAAGGTGTCTGCGCTGGGATTGCCGCGAATGACAATGCCAAGAATTCGTGCTTGTTCCTTCAGCTCCTCAAGACTTAGGTTGTATAGATTGACTTCAGACATACTTTTCTCCTGCGGCCCGTAGGCGGCTAAAAATAAAAAGGGGCCCGAAGGCCCCTGTGGTTACTGCTTGTTGTTACTTAGAGTGCAGTAGCAGCACACTCCAGTCGGCACATCCAAGACTGATTAGCAATGAAAGCCTTGTGGTAGGTTTTCCAGCCAACCATGCCCTTCTGACCCAGAGGATCAGACTTGTCTAGCTGGCCTGGGTTGATGATGGTGGGAGACATAGCCTCTGCACCCTTCAGAGCAACGTGGCCGTATGCGTCTTTAGCAACGTAGACAACGGGGTAAACGTCAGCAGAGCTTCCGGTAGTGGAAACCATGCTTCCAGCAGAGCCACCAGCATCAGCGACAGAGCTCAGCACAGGCGTCAGGATGTAACGAACATCCTCAACCTTGCCGATCTCGTAAGGCAGAGCCTTCATAGATCCGTACTGCTCAGTCGGGGTAAACCCGGCCAAGCCACGGATGTCTGACTCGAGATCAGTGTGAGCAAACGCAATAAATGCGGCCGCTACAGCCTCAGTGTTGAACTTGACGGATGAAGAAAGCATTGAAGTAACTTTCTTGCCGCGGTTCGCCTTGAGCTGACGAGTGATAGCGCGCTGCTTGTTCAGCGTAATCACAGTGTTCACTGCGTTACGAGCTGAGCCGTTAGCGTAAAAGACGTTAGTGCCGCCCTGGAGAACACCCCAAGTGAGCGTCTCGATCGTTTCTGCGGCCTGCTCACCACACATCATGGCGGCATCCTTCAGAACCGGATCTTCAGCCAGGTCATTAACGACATCGGTGATTTCAACAACATCACCGTACTGGTGCAGAGTGACCGTTACATCTTCGTAGGTCAGAGCCTTTGCTGTGGGCGGTGAGCCTTCAGTCAAAGGTGTGGTTGCCACTGCCAGAGGAACAGGACGGCGGAACTTAACGACGTTCGCCTTGTTCTTGGGCATAGGCTTAGGCATGCCAAACTTGCTCAAGCACAAGATCGGCTCTGCGTGGGCCAGCATTTCTTTCGCGGCAAACGCATTGGTGCGTTGCGAAAGGTTGGAATAAGTAGTAGTTGCCATAAATTTTCTCCCCTTAAAGGTTCACTGATTGGCAAATTAAAAATTTCAATCGACCGATCACCGAGACAATGAGGGATTACAGCGACACGCGGCTTTCGCGGCGTTTACTGCGCTACGTCACTTGCTGTGGTGTTAGTCCGTGGAATCTCGCCGGCTAAATCTGGCGAGCGTCTTTCTCAACGAAGTAGTCAAATGCGGCGTCGAAATCATCATCTGGCGGCATGACTTGTTGTGAGCGCCCGCCCCTGGATGGGACGTTCTGCCCTTGTCGAAGCTGCTTCTCTCGTCGCTGCTTCAAGTTTGAGGTCGTTTGCGCTGCGGCTTCCGACACCTCATTTTTGTAAACGCGGAGCAAATAGGCCGCGTCACCAGCCTGCTCACTTTCCATCATTTCTTGGACGTTCTGCGGCTGCATCGAAACCCAGTTTCTGAATCTCTCTGAGGCGGCAATTTCATTCCAATCCGGATGTTCTTGAGCAAGCATTTGGTACTGTTGCGAAACATAAGACTCATGCAATTGCCCCTGGATCGGAGCTAACTGAGCCTTCAACGCATCAATTTCAGCTTGGTGTCTTTGTGCCTGCGTCTTGTAGAACGCGGCAACACCCTCTGCAATATCTGGATAATCCTGCTTCGTCGTTTCCCAGGTGGCATCATCGATGCCGGGGTTGGGCGACTGCACAGACCGTAGTTTTGCAATCTCCTCATCGCGCTCTTTTAACTGGCGCTGATAAGCGTTTTGACGGCCAAGGTCAGAGCTGTACTTGTGTTTCCACTGCCTTAGCTCGTCTTGTAAAGCCGCAACCGAAACTTCCTCAGTGGCTGAGCTGTCCGGTTCTGGCTCTGGTTCTGGCTCCGGGTCTAGTACCCCTTGCTCTTGCGCTTCTTCCTCTTGCCCTTGCAGCCCGGCATCTTGCGTCTCCTCTTCCGTGTTACTGGTTTCGATAGACGAGGCAGGCTCCCCTATCAGTTCGTCAAAAGCATCCTCAAAAGACTGCTCTGTATTTTCTTCAGACATACAAATCCCTAGCGGCTCTTTCAAGCGGCCATAAAAAAAGGCCCGAAGGCCCTGGTGAGTTAAGGTGTGTTACTAAGTTTCAGGATTGGCTTCTGCCAAGCCTTCAAGTCGCTCAAGCATCAATAGCGCGCCACGCTGTTGATCTGAGTCTCTGTCAGCGATGAGATAATTCACGCAGTCCTCTCGTTGTTCTGCGATAAATTTTTCGATCGCCTGCCAAGTAGCAGAATTGGGATCAACCATCAGCCGAAGGTGTCAAAGCCATTCGAGATATTTCGGGAGCGCAACGAAGCATCGGTTAGCCGGACGTTCGTATTTGCCGCCGCTTTATCGCGATCGGTTCTGATTTTCTCCGTATCAAGAGCTATCTTGGTTTGCAGTTGGTCGCTGCTCATCTGGTACTTGTTTCTGAGTTCGGCAAGCTGGATTCGTTCTTGAAGCTCTAACTTTCTAGCCTCAAGCTCTAGCTTCGCCGCTTCAAGCTGGCCTTTCATCTGCATTTCAGCCTGGTCTTGCTGTATGCCGGCCTGTGCTTTCTGTGCGTCTAATTGCAGCTTCTGAGACTTCAGCTGGAGCTCTACTTGCGCCAGCTCAGCTTTCAGCTGGTCAGCACCACCGCCAGCCTGCATCATCTGCATCTGCTGTTGCATCATGGCCTGTTGCTGTTCCTCGAGCTCTGCAATTTCTCTTTCGTCCAGAGTGATCTGGTCGTAAGGCAATTCAAGCGATTTGGCGATCTCTCGATCTAGCTCTGCCCAGTCTCTGCGCTTGGCAAACTCTGGTACGTTCATCGACAGATTTGAGTAGATCATCAGGTTTTCTTGTTGCTTCTCGCGTACTAGCAAGGCACCTGATCCGCGGGCCTCGATGCTGAAATCACCCTTGATGTCAGCCCGCTCGTTAAACTGCATATTCCAATCGTAGAACCGGGTAATCAGCGGCCGGGTGATATCGTCATCCCAGTTCTTCACCGCCTTCCGCAATACGATATTCGAGCTATTCATCAGCATCGCCATACCGGATGACGTCTTAGTGGTATGCGGCCCCATCTCGCCCTGGGCAATCAACGGCAGATTTGTCTCCTCGTCTGCAAGCTGACGCGCCATACTGAAAATATTGGCAAGCTCTACTTGGTGGCTGGGCGTGGCAAACGAGGCAAACGCCTCCTGTACCGATCTGGTCTTGTCACGCAAATACCAAATCTTCTTGGGCGTCATATCCCAAGTGCCGTCAGCGGGATACAGAAGCTCTTTGTTGATAACTAACTGATCCGCTACCGACAGGCCGGCGTTGTCCATCATCATCCGCCAGGACGCATTGATGACGCGCTGAGCGCTCCTCATCAGGCATGGCACACCAAACCCGAAGATCGAGGACTCATCCTTTTCCCAGTTAAACACTGCGAATGGCCGCTCATCAGAATCCATCGGATTCACGGCAACCTTGATGACACGATCGCCGGAGAAGAAAACGGTAGCCTCTACCTCGTCGGTCAGCTCATCGATCTCTTCTTCATCCATCTCGTCATCTGACATCCGCATAGCGTCAATCAGTTCAGATTTCGATACCGGGCCGTGGTATTCCCATATCTCGTACTTATTGCCCTCGCCTACCGTATTGATCCCGGTAATGTTCCGGATGTCATCGGTAAAATCCTTGGCGATATGAGTGCTTTTCGCGCTGGTCTTAACAATCTCTCGGAGCTGGCTAACCAAAATACCTGGCAGATTTGCCATCTCTCTCAGCTGCTTTTTGCTCAGCCGGCGGCGCTCAAAGACAAACTCAGCCTCTGATATCGTCTTTGCTGACATATCCGGGTAAAAATCCCAGGGGTCAATCCGCTCGACAGTAGGCTCCAGCGCCTCAACGATCTGCAACATACTCATGCCGTCAGGCATAACGTCCCAGCGCTTTTTGGTTCGCCCCACAATCACCGGGCCCTTGATGATCGCAGTGCCCAGCTGGCAGGCATCGTGAATGATGTCCCGCGCCTTGATGTGATAACGAGACTCCAAAAGCTGATCGTCAATCACATCCTGCATCTGCATGGCCGACTCGGTAGCTTCAGACACCATATTCCGTGCGGCTTCTATCGCACCCTGCTGCTCTGGCGTCTGCGGCTCCATCTTGCTCATGTAATCGAGCTCTGGAACCGGAGTCGGGTAAATCCCAAAATTGCGGTCATCAGTCGGGAACAACATATCCTGCAACCGGGCTTCAGCTGCATTGGTCTTGTTTCGCGTGATGTTGACGAACACCTCAGAGCCCTTGGCCCTGGCGAGCTTTGCCGCCTCATCAGAGGCATACTCACCGTGGTACTGGCGAATATCGTCCAGCCACCGCTGTTCGATCTGATTGCGCTTGGCAACCTGTTCTGCCGCCAGCTTGTTCAGTCGAGAAGCAAAAATATGAAGGCGCTCAGCGATCTCCAGCTCATGCTCTTCCGCTGTCTGCGGAGACATAAGCTCGTCGCCATAACCTTCCATCTCTTCCTGCATGAGAATCCTTTAGTAGCCGGCAACCTTGTCTACGATCGTAGGCTGCTCAATCATGTTGTCGAAGTCGGTTTGAGTAAGCGGCTCAGCGAACGTCAAAGCCAGTGCATCAGCGCAGTCAGTCGATCTGTATCCGCGCTTCTTGATATCGTCCTTGCTCTCTAACTTGCGCCTGGCGTTAGAGTCATACTTGTACTGCGGAGCGCAAAGGTCAGTGTGCAAATCATCCCGATCCGGGATCATCACTGGCACATCGCCATCGAGCCAATCTCGCAGTGACCACCACATTTCTGCCCGGCGGTTTAAAAATCTCTGGGGATCCAGCGCAGCACCACCAAAGTTAATCGCCACCACAACATCTTCGTGCCCAAGCTCCATTAGGCGATCAACAACACCAGCACCCAAGCCGCCAACATCTACCGCAACCTGGGCGGGGTTCTCATTCCGAATCAGAGAGTGAACGATGCCGGCGATCTCCATCGTTGACCGCTTCTCGAACGTCTCTAAAAAATAAGCTGATCGGCCTTTACGCCGAACGATTGCCGTCCTGTCATCACCAAAGCGCGCAGGATCAACGCCAACAATTAGCGGGCCCACAGCCAGAACCTTGGCTTTACGGGCCTCCACCACAAGCTCCGGCTTAATCAGGCTATCCCCGCCAGTGACTTGGAATGCCTCTTGCGCTGTCATGGGGTATTCCTGCCGGAAGGAAAACGCCCCGTCTATGCCATCAGCAGATAACTCAGCAATCTTTGATCGCCGGAACGCCAACTGCTGGCTATCCAAGCCATATGCCCGGATCAACTGCTCTTCCTCGTCAGTCGGCACCAAACCACCCGCCGGCTTACGATATTCATCCTGCCAGTACCAGGGCACAAAAATCGCCTGGAATGGACTGACACCCGCCTCTGCCTGTTGCCACTGCTGGTAAAAAAAGTTTCCTACGCCGTTAGCGGTAGACTCCAGAATGATCTCTGTGTCTGCCTCATCCGGCACCGCCTGCAATATCCCCTTGGCGTGTTCTGCCGCATTGGGCCAGTAAGCCACTTCTGAGCCGTGGAAGTACTGGATCGTTGTTCCACGACCAACACTTTTGTTCCCTGCGGTTCCTACCTTGTAACCCGAGTCCAGCTTGTCAAAGCTGAGCTCCTTCTGATTGCTCGCACCAGTAGACGGCTTTACAAAGTCTGGAGCGCCCTGGTGATACCGCTCAACCATCTCAAACAGCGCTGACGTCGAATCTGCCTCATGGGTCAGAATGAACGCCCGGACGCCTTTACGGTGCGTGGTTTTCCAGTAATACCGCCCCTCAACGTAAGTCGAGACGCCCTGTTGCCGACCCTTGAGAATGATCGCTCTGACTTGCCCGGTCTGCTTCTTCTGCTCCTCAATGCAGTCGTTAATGAACCGCTGAGCCTTGTTTAGCAGTAGCTGTTTAACTTCACCGGACTTTGATCTGACCGACAAACAATTGCGGGCATAAAACTCAAAGTCGTTCTTTAACTTGAGGCGGGTTAGTTCAAGCTCTCCAGCCATTCCTCTTGCGATATCTCCTGTACTGCGGCCTTGATCTCCGTCGATGACAATCTCGCATGGACGTAGGGCGCGGCGGCTTTGGCAGCGTCTATCCGGTAACGGATGTCCTCTGCCTCGTTTTGGTAGATCGAAGCGAGATACTCAAGGGGGGATGTCCCGCCATCAGCACACACCCGCTCGATCTGAGCTTTTGATGCCTTGTTGAAGCTACCTTTTGGACGCCCGCGCTTTTTCTTGGGCTCTTCCTCAAAGTCATCAATATCATCGTCCCAATCGTCAGACATAACCTATGTCCGCACCCAGACCCGCGGGGATCATGGGCCGGCCTGCCATCGCTGGGGATCCCTGACCGCCCATGCCTTGTGGCGCAACACGTTGCAGTAATCCCTTTACCGGGGTGGATGGAACACGCATCGTTTGCTTGGACTGAGCAGCAAGCTGATCGTTTAAGCTCGACTGACCCGCCATTATTCGGCCTTGATGTGTAGGCCCAGGGGCCTGGGGTGCCATTGCATTAATGCGCTGGACGCCACCGTATGCGGCTTTGGTGTTATTCATCGTTTGCCCTCTGCTGCATTAACAGATCCAGCTTTTCGGATATGGCGCGCAAATCCTCGCGCATCTCCTGGCGCATTTGCTCCCGATCAGCCTTTTCCTCGCTCAATCTTTGGCGGTGCTCCGCGGCTAATTGCTGAACGTCCCGATCGACCACCTTGATCGATGCGGCATTGAGGGAAACTCCCTCAGACACTGAGGCAAAGGCAAGAATTCCTGAAAACACCAGCCCGGTTGTCATGGCGATATCGCCCCAGCTGACAGAGGGATCAACTCGCATTATTTCTTACCGCCCTTTGCAAATCTTTCCATTGCCGGCCCCACTACCTTGTCCAGATGAGGCGCTGCAAAATAGAAACTGAGAATCAGCATGACAGCGCCGGTCATCCCGTCAGCGTGTTCTTGAGTCAGATCAGATGCCTGCCTCATGCGGTCAGCCACCTCCGGCTCTACGAATATCGCCCCAATGACCATCACCCACCCGAAGATGTATTGCATTAACCACACAAAGGTTATGGATACTGCAATCAACCTTCTCGCCAGTGCCTGCCCACTGGTGGACTGCATCCAGTCGATTACCATCGCCCGGGCCTTCTGGCGCTCTAGCGCGGCATCGTTAGCCTTTTCCTCATCGGTATAGACCAGCACATCAAGGCTATTCGAGATGCCCTTTACAGCGCCCTCAATGGCCTTCTCAGAGCCGAAAATTTTACCTATGAGTGACCCTAGCGCCATTGCGTACCGCCCTTGTGCTTCGCCTTACGGCCCACACGCTTGCGTTTGTCCTGGTGGATGAAGTGGGTGCGATATAAATTCTTGGTTCGCATCACTCGCCCTCACCCTCAAACTCCGCAAACACGTTAGATTCCTCGGCCTCGAGCACCGGAAACAGATACCCACACACACAGCACGAAAGGATGTGCTGCTTTGGGTTGTTGGCGTCTACCTTCCACGAAAACATTGCCGACTCACAGTTACCGCACTCGACCACTTCGAGCTCGATCCTGACCGTTTTAGGCTTGCCACCATCAATGCCAACCAGATCACCCATTGTCCCTAGCTCGCCGGATGTCGCAGCGGTGGCGCTCTACCTCGCCATACTCCTTGTCATGCACGATGCAGTACATATCCCGGCCCGATCGGTAACCCGAATTCATGTGCCAGGCGTCCTTTGCCGCCAGGGTACGGAATGACTCAACCACACTGCCCCTAAGCTCCTGTCGGGTCGTATGGTGGATATGCCCCGTGTACCAGTACCGATGCTGGCTTTTCGCCCACATCTCCGGCTGATCTGTCGCCATGATTTCGGACAAGGCGTTCAGCTTGATCGTGTCACCGTGCGTACAGGCGATCAGCGTTTTACCGTGCTCGAAATAGTGAAATTTGTTAGTGGTCGGCAGTACCTCGACCCGCGGCTCAGCGTGGAAGTAAGCAGCCAGGAAGGCGCTTAACATCACACTGGTGTGGTCATCGTGATTGCCTATGCAGTTCACTACCGACACACGCGGGTGCTTGGATAAAGCCAGGGTGATTAGATCCACCATGAGCATACAGCCGGCCTGCAAGACCTGGGGCCATCGAGTATCCACATCCACCGGGGTGCCCCGGGTCGTAGTATTACCCCTGTTGTCAGCGTGGAAAAAATCACCCAGGTTCGCGATCAAGGCGTGGTCAGTCTTGGGTGCCACTGCCACTAGCCGGGAGGTCGCGTTAAGCAGATCCTCGCGGGCTATCTTGACGTCAAAGTTTTCCCCGGCTTCCTCCGCATGGGCATAACAGCCAATGTGTGGATCGCCCATCACATAGCAGGCCAGCAGATCGGCAGTATCCGATGTCGGGGCTTTTCTGGGGCGGTATACGCCCTTGTAACCGTCCATCGCCTCGGCAATGGCCTCGCGGATCTCTGAAAGCGCCTGTGCGGGCCCCTGCTGGGTTTTGACCCATTGGGCCTTAACATCCCCATCCTCGCCATACAGCGTCGATGTGCCCTTGACTACAAAGCCCTCGGCGGTCGGGTGCGTCATGTCATTTTCGGGGGATACACCCCTAGCGGCAGCTTTTTTCTTGAGCCGCTTCAGCATTTGGTATGTATTGCGCTCGGATATGTCTAGGATCTTGGCCGCTTCCGACACTGACCCACACTGAATCATCACATCCAGCATATTTGTTTGGGATTCAGTCTCCACAAACGGCCGGAGATATTCGTATTTGTTCATTAGCCTAGCTTGAGGCGTTCTGCCACATCCCGGGCTCTGGCGGGGGTCTGCTTGGCCCACAGGCTGTCGAGCGCTTCGGCTTCGGCCTGGATCCAATCGCCACGCTTTAGGGCCTCGATCATGTTCTCGAACCCCAGAACACCCTCTACGCCCATCTGATAGGCCATCTCGAGTATGCAGTGCTGCCGGGGTGTATCGAGCTCGCCATACCAGCTGTGAGCCTTTAGGCGCGTCTCGATCGTCTGCAGATAGTCCCGCAGGAGAAGCTCGGCAATGAACTCTGGGACGCCGTGCCCGCCTTCATCAATCATCGTGCCGTAACCGATCGTCTGGTGACCCAGACTGCAGCGGTATACGTGCCGGCGGTATCCCTCGAAATGTTTGACCCGCGCCAATAGCTCCGGATCTTGACTTGCCCCCATACCCGTCATGTGATCGCTCTATTTCTTGGCGGTCTTTTCTGAGTCTCTAAACGCCTTGTCAGTCGGCGCGCCTTTGCTCCCGGGCTTTCGCATCCGCTCCGGGGTTTTCCCTGCTGCCTTCTGGCGCTCGATCCGTTTGCGCTTGGCGTGAATGTTGGCATAAAGCCCCGGCTTGCTTAATAGTCCTGGCATCAGAAAAATATCCTAGATATCAACAACATACCGCCCATCACCACCAGGGTGGCAAGCCACAAAGCCACAGCCACAACGGCCGCAGCGCCAATCAATAAACCCTCGATCCGGCCCTCAGAGCTCACAGGCAGCGCTTAGCCCTTCCACGGCTTATCGCCCGGGCCATAGATGCCG